CCGCCCTTTTTCTTTTGTCCGCTTAATTGTTAACGCCTCATTTTAGTTGTATTATAAAAGTATCACTCTAAAAGGAGGTTTATAGTATGGATCAAAAGCAAGCGGCTTACTTTGTGTTATGTCAACCAAGCTCGAATAATTGTGCTGCGGTAGTCTCTTACATGGCGCAATATTTCATGCAAAAAGGCTTATATTTTACCTCGGTAAAAGAATTAAGTAAAGGTGATATCGTATTTTTTCAAAACTCAAGCGGTTTAAGTCATGTCGGTTTATGTATTGATTGGGGAGGCGGTCAATTTATAACCGTTGAGGGAAATAAAGACAATCAAGTTAAAAAGTGTTATTATCCTTACTCAAGCGTCGGAGGTTATGTCGCCGGCTTTGCTCACCCAAGATACACCGACGAGATTACTAGGGACGACGCTATAAATTATGCGATCTCTCAAATAGGATATAAAGAGGGCGCTAATAATTGGAATAAATACGCGCAAGAGCTCGACGCTATTAATTATTTTGCCGGTTGTGGTAAAAAACAAAATTTACCTTGGTGCGCGGTTTTTATTTGCGCTGTTATGTATAACGCGTATAAGGATACTCCAGCGCCGACGCCTCCGAGCCCGACACCGGCCCCGACAGATAAAGAGTATAAGGTAGTAACTAACTCGGGCGATTGTCTCAGGATAAGAAAAGAGCCGACCACCGAGAGCGATCAAGTAGGCTATATAGGCAACGGCGAGATTATAAAGCCTGAGTCTATAGTAAACGGGCAAGATGTTAACGGCTGCGATCTTTGGGCGAAATATCTTAAAGGCTATTGTAGTTGCGCTTATCTCGTAGAGGTTACTACTACTAAAACTTATAAGGTTAAGACTAATACCGGCTCGGCTCTCAGGATAAGAGAAAAGCCAACTACTAACTCTAAACAAATAGGTTATATAGATAACGGTAATACTTGCCAAGTAGATAATATTACTAACAGTTGGGCTCACGTGGTAGACTATAACGGTATTACCGGCTACGCTTACGCGCAATACTTAAAGGAGGTTTAACTATGATACTTAACGATAAACTTTACAATATTATTAAATGGATCTTATTAACAGTAGTACCGGCGCTTAATATCCTTATAGCGACTTTATGCGCTCTCTACGGCTGGAGCTGGGGTAATATAGTTATAGGTACTATCGACGCTATAGCGGCTTTTGTCGGCGCTGTTATCGGCGTAGGATCTATTAAGTACCAAAAGGCTATTGAGTCCGAGAAAAAGTAAAATGTTAAAGGCTTGCTCTCGGTGCGGACGTATACACGATTTTACCTACGAGTGCAAAGCAGGTAAACAACGGCGCTTTACTGTTACGCCTGAGAGTAAGCTAAGATCAAAAAACGCATGGAAAATAAAGAGAGCCGATATCAAGTCTAAGGCTCTCTATCTATGCGAGGTTTGTAAAGATCAAGGTATATATAATTATAATAATCTTGAGATACACCACGTAACTAAATTAAGAGACGATCCCGACGGACTATTAGAGGATAGTAATTTAATTTGTTTATGCGGGCTACATCACACGCTAGCCGACTCAGGCGAGTTAGATATAAATTATCTTAAAGAGCTTATAGCAAGGCGCGACGGCGAGACAGACTATAATAGGGGTATCCCCCCCGCCTAAATTATCGCTCGAAAAAAATCATTTTGACATCACACAGACCAGCTACGAATAAATAAACAAAAAACCCTTGTTTTTTTGTGGTTTCGGGGTTATTTTAATAAAAAATAGGCAAAAAATAGCCGAAAAATACCGAAAAAATAAAAATAATTATGAGAGTATCTACGCTGGAGGGTTGAGGCATGGAAAAGCGCGGACGCGGTAGACCGAAAAAGGGCAAGAGCTTAAAAGAGCAAGCTGTAGAGATAAAAAAGCTAGCGGAGGACGCCGGCTTACAAACAAATTTCTTTTTTGTTACGACGTTTGATAGATACTTAGAGCAATTAGCCATATTAGACCGGCTGCAAGGTGTAATAGATAAGAGCGATACTCTTATAGAGCAAGTCTATGTAAAGGGGAGATCTAACACGGTAATTAACCCCGCTATAAGAGCTTATAACTCTACTACGGACTCCGCTAATAAAACGGCAACTACTTTAATAAGAATAATAAACGGGTTTAAGGAGGACGAGGGGGAGTCTATAGATCCTTTATTAAGTATTATTAACGGCGGTAAATAATGGACGCTTTAAGTAATAAAGCCTATAAATACTGTAAAGATAATTATAGGCTAAAAAGTACCCCGCATTATGTAAAGCTGCAAATGCGCGACTTTATGAAAATATGCGAGGGCAAAGACAAAAAATATACTATCTCAGTATCTAAGATAATTCAAATAGAGGGACTCTTAAAGCTTTTAATTATGCCTAAAGGGTTAAAAGCCGGTAAGACTCTTTACGAGTGCTCAACGGGTTATCAATGGTTAGTATATATAGCTAGTCTAGCGGTAGTATATCGGGATAACCCAAACAAGAGGCGATACGAGACAGTATTATTAGAGATATGCCGAAAAAACTTTAAGACGTTTACTATAGCGACTCTTTTTATAATACTCTTTATAACCGAGCCGAGATTTAGTCAATTTTACTCAGTAGCGCCGGACGGATCTTTAAGCCGAGAGATAAGAGAGGCTATCGCAGCTATATTAAAATCAAGCCCGTTAGTATATAAGTTTAAGAATAAGGCTAGATTTAAGATCTTGAGAGATTATATCTTATTTAATACTCTTGAGAGCAAATACACGCCCTTAAATTATTCTAACTCCACGCTAGACGGTAAACTACCTAACGTATTTTGCGCGGACGAGGTAGGCGCTTTGCCTAATAGGTATGCTATTGACGCTATGGAGTCGGGACAGCTCAATATTTTAAACAAGCTGGGTTTTATTATCTCGACTAAGTACCCGTCATTAAATAACCCGTTTGAGTCGGAGGTATCAACTAGTAAAAAGATCCTAGACGGTGTTATAAAAGACGAGACGCGCTTTAGTTTGCTTTTCGAGCCTGATAATATTAAAAATTGGCAAACCGACGATATTATATTAAAGCAAGCTAACCCCGTCGCTTTAGAAATACCCGAAATTTGGGAGGATCTCTTAAAAAAGAGAGCTCAAGCAATAGCCCAAGAGGATAAAAAGGAGAACTTTGTTACTAAACATTGTAATATAATCTACTCGGGCGCGGGGACTGAGACATTTATAGATGTTAGCGCGGTGCAAGCTTGCAAAGTGGCTAATATTGATTGGCGCGGGCGGGTAGTCTATCTTGGTTTAGATCTCTCGGAGTCGGGGGATAATACAAGCGTGGCTATGTTATCAGTAGACGAGAATAATAATATATTGGCTAACGTTTGGGCGTTTATACCCGAGGATAGAATAGAGGAGAAAACCGCAGCCGAGCGGGTTAATTATAAAGAGCTTTGTAAAGGCTCTCAGGTTATCGCGTGCGGTAATAAGGTTATTGACTATAGGACTATCGAAAAATTTATTATAGGGTTAGAGGATACTTACGGGGTATCTATCCAAGCTATAGGCTATGACCGTTGGAACGCTTTAAGCACCGCTCAAAAGCTGGAGGAGGCGGGCTTTACTTGCGTAGAGATACGGCAGCACTCGAGCGTATTACACCCTCCGACTAAATTATTAAAAGAGAAAATCTTACAAGCCGAGTTTGCTTATACCGATAACCCTTTATACGAGATTAATTTTCTTAACGCGCGCTGCACTTACGACACTAATAAAAATCTGTATGTAAATAAGAAAAAGTCGCAAGGTAAAATAGATATGGTAGTAGCAACTATAGACGCGTGCTACTTATTACAACAAGACTACTTTTTAGGCTCGGAGGGGTTTACAATACAAGTTTTTTAATCTATAGTCTAAAGTGAAAACAAATGAAAATCATATAAAAGTAAATAAAAACTAAGTGAAAATCACTTTAGACAGCGCTTAAAGGAGTGGTTAACGTGGCTTTTAGACTTTTTAAAAAGAGAGACGATCAACCGGCAACGGCTGAGACTAGAGATAACGTCTCAGGCGATAGCCCCTCCGACGTTTTATTAACTGCTATTATGAACGGCGACGGCATAAGCCGCGCCCAAGCTCTAACTATCCCCTCCGTAGAGGCTAATATAGATTTTATATCCAACTGTATAGCGGCTATGCCCGTAAAGCTCTACAAGATCAAGAGCGGCAAAGTCGAGGAGGTTAGAGACGATAGCCGAGTAAGATTACTTAACTGCGATACCGGCGATACGTTAGACGCTTTTCAACTTAAAAAAGCTATGGTAACGGACTACTTTTTAGGTAGTGGCGGCTATTGCTTTATACAGAAAAACCGCAACGAGGTAACGGGGCTCTATTACGTCGAGGATCAATACGTAGTTATAAATTATAACTTTGAGCCTATTTATAAGAGCTATATTATTTACGTCGGTAAGGATACCTATAAGCCCTACGAGTTTTTAAAGTTGCTGCGTAACACTAAGACGGGCGCTTACGGGATCTCAATTATTAAGGAGCTTAATACAGCTCTCGAGACGGCTTACCAAACACAATTATATCAATTAGGTTTGGTTAAAGCTGGAGGCAATAAACGAGGCTTTTTAAAGTCCGAGCGTAAGTTAGGACAACCCGAGATAGACGCTTTAAAAGCGGCTTGGCGTAGGCTCTACGCAAATAACGAGGAGTCCGTAGTAGTTTTAAATAACGGCTTAGACTTTAAAGAGGCGGCTAATACATCTGTAGAAATGCAATTAAACGAGAGTATTAAAACTCTCGGCGAGCAAATCGACGATATTTTCCATATTAGCGATAACTTTAACGATACGTTTAAGTTTGCTATTTACCCTATTATTAAAGCTTTTGAGACGGCACTTAATAGAGATCTCCTTTTAGAAAAGGAAAAAGGTAAATACTTTTTCGAGTTTGACGTAAAAGAGATTATTAAGGCGTCTATTAAGGAGCGCTACGAGGTTTATAGAATGTCTAAAGAATGTCAAATGACTACTATAAACGAGCGCCGCCGTATGGAAAACATGAACGAGGTAGAGGGCGGAGATGTTATCGACTTGGGCTTGGGCTCGGTACTCTTTGACGTTAAAAAGCAAACATACTTTACGCCTAACACCGGCTCAAAAGAGGACGTACAAAAAGTAGAGGAGGAGGCTTTTATAGACGATCTTAACGATACTGAGAGAGCTATAAAAGGCGAGCAAATGAGTATAGACGATATCACTAATAACGAGGAGGCTACACAATGAAAATTAACATTAGAGCCGATAGCGTCGTTATAGAGGGTTACGTAAACGCCGTAGAGCGTGCCTCTAAGCCCTTGCTTAGTCGCTTTGGCGAGTTTATTGAGAAAATATGCGCGGGCGCTTTTGGGCGTGCGCTGGAGCGTAATAAAGACGTTAGGATCTTTTTAAATCATAACCCGAGTAGAGATCTAGGCGGTACGGGCTCGGGCGAGCTGGAGTTATACGAGGATAATATAGGCTTGCACGCTAGAGCAACTATTACCGATCCTAAAGTTATCGAGGACGCTAGACGCGGTAACTTAGTAGGCTGGAGCTTTGGCTTTGAGGATAGAGCCGTAGATATTACCCAAGATAACGAGACGGGCTTACCGTTTCGTATGGTTAAGGATCTCGACTTATACGAGGTATCTATACTTAACCGCGAAAAGTCGCCCGCTTACGCCGGTACTCTTGTTAACGTTAGAGACGATAAGCAAATTAACGTAGGCGAGAATAACGAGCCCGAAAACATAGAGACAGTAGACGAGACGGCAACTAAACAAGCTGAGGCGGTTAACGAGGCTTTAGAGGAGCTTAGAGCCGAGGAGTCTACAGATGTAACACCCGAGGCGGATACACCCGCCGAGGATAATAGTACGGTATCAACTGTAATTGATTACAGTAGATATAAAAACATAATCGCCGAGTTAAAGACTATGCGAGACTCGGTAAAAAAATAATTTTAAGGAGGTTTTAAGATTATGTTTAAAAACATCAAGGCAAAGACCGAGCAAATGAACGATCTTATCACCCGCGCCGAGTCTATCGTTAATACGGCTGAGGTAGAAAAGAGAGAGCTTACCGACGATGAAAAAGAGGAGCTCGCCGAGATCCGTGATATGGTTAAGGATATCAAAGATTATCTCGGTATTACTAGCGATATCGACTCCGCTAGAGAGACAGCCCCCGTAGACGGCGGCGACGACGCTAGAGCTTGCGGCGACGAGAGATCCGTTAAGGGTAACGTAGACGCTAAGGAGGTAGAGACTCGAGAGGCTAAGGCTTTTGAGAACTACGTAAGAGGTAAAGTTATCCATGAGAGAACGGGAGAACTTGCACCCGCTAATAACGGCGCTATTATCCCTACTACAATCGCTCGTAAGATTATCGAGCTTGTATACGATATTTGCCCTATTCTCGAGAGATCCGAAAAGTATAACGTTAAGGGTAAACTTGAGATCCCTTATTATCCCGCCGACAGCTCTACACAAATTACCGTAGCTTTTGCTAGCGAGTTTTCAGACCTCGCAAGCTCTACGGGTAACTTTACTGCTATCGAGCTTGGCTACTATCTCGCTGGAGCTCTTACAAAGATCTCTAAGTCTCTCATTAATAATGTAGACTTTGACGTAGTAGGCTTTATCGTAAAGCGTATGTCTTACGATATCGCTAGATTTTTGGAGGCTAACTTACTCGGTAAGGGTAACGGCTCGGTTGTAGGTTTGGGCGGAGCTACAAACGTAACAACTAAGGCGGGCGTAACTGCGGACGATCTTATAACATTCCAAGGTACTATTAAGGATATCTATCAAGCTAACTCTATTTGGATTATGTCGCCGGCTACAAGAGACGCTCTTAGACTCCTCAAGGACGACGTAGGACGCTACTTGCTTAACGACGATATCTCCGCGCCTTTTGGTAAGACTCTTTTAGGTAAGCCCGTTTACGTATCCGACAATATGGACGATATCGCTAGCGGTAAGACTGTTATTTATTACGGCGATATGTCGGGACTTGCTACAAAGTTTAGCGAGGAAATGCACGTAGAGGTACTTAGAGAGCTTTACGCAGCACAGCACGCCGTAGGCGTTGTAGGCTGGGTAGAGTTTGACTCTAAAATTCAAGATCAACAAAAGATCGCGGCTTACAAGATCTCTTGATAGAGCCGGTTAATTAAGGAGGGTTAGTTTATGCTTTGTAAAGCGGTTAAGTCTTTTATTAGTGTTATTAACATGAGAAAAGGCGAGACAGTAGATATAGCGGATACTGAGTTAGCAAACAGACTCGTTAACGGCGGCTACGTCGAAAAGGTTAACGAGGATACTAACGAGGTTAATCCCGCTAAGACTCGCAAGGCTAGGACTAATAAAGAGGAGGTATAAGTTATGTCGAGTAACGCTAAAAAAGTTAGCGAGTTAACTATACAAGATTTAACTAACTACCTCCGACTCTCCGAGATTGCACCGGCGGACGAGGAGCTATTAGATAATATCTTAGAGGCGGCTAAAGCCTATGTATATAAATACACCGGCTTAACTGCGGCTCAAGTAGACGAGGCTTTAGATATTACTATTGCGGTTTATGTGCTTTGCTCGGATATGTTCGATAATAGATCTTTTTACGTTGAGACTACTAACGTTAATCAGGTAGTAGAGGGAATTTTAAGCTTACACTCGGTAAACTTGTTATGAGACTAGTTAAAAACGCTGGAGAGTATAAACATAAAATACAGATAGTAAGAGAGACGATCTCGGAGGACGAGAGCGGCTTTAAAAAAGTATTGCAAACTATTGTATTAAGCCCGTATGCTAAAATCAAGACTACTAAGGGCTTTACCCTTATAGCTAACGACTCGGACTTTGAAAAAGCAACTACTAATTTTACTATCCGATACCCTATAACTAATATTTATAGGGACGACGTTATTTTATACAACGGCAAGCGTTACGAAATACAGTATCTTAACAATGTAAACGAGTTAAACATAGAGTTAGAGATACAAGCTAAAGAGGTTACACACTAAGGAGGCTATAAAGTGGCTAGTTTTATCGGAGGCTTACCGACGGATCTAATAGCGCTTTTTCAATCTCTCGAAAAAGATACCGATAAGATGTTATCCGAAATGGTTAGCGCTGGGGCTGAGGTAGTAAAAACTAATTGTGAGTCGAAAATGCCGAGAGAACTTAAAAAGGCTATAGACAGTCAAGTTAAATTATCTAAGGTATATAAGACTCCAAGCGACGACGGTATTAACCAACAAGTTATGATAAGCGGCTACTTTATAAACCGCAACAAAGAGGTAACGCCGGCGCCGTTAGTGGCTAATATGTTTGAATATGGCTCTAGCTCTCGTAAGTATCCTAAAAAACCCTTTTTTAGAGCCTGCTTTAATAAGTCTCAAATAGAAAACGCTATGTTAAAAGTGCAAGATAAGTATATTAAGGAGTCCTAAAGATGTTATTTAATGACGAAATACAGTCTTTATTAACAGACTTTAAAGTAGATAAAGCTACGATCCCCGCAGCGTATCTATTTTACGAGGGACACGCCGAGAGCTATATAATTTGGAGTCAAATAGACACGGGTAACTCTTACTCAACAGACGACGATATAGCCGGCGTCGTAGCTTATTACGACTTTGATATATACTCTAAGAAAAACTATATAGCTATAGCCGAGGCTCTAAAGCTAAAATTAAAATTAGCCGGTTGGACTTGGCAACCTAACCGAGATAGCCAAGATCTTTACGACGTTGACACGGGATATTATCATAAAACTTTTTGCTTTGCCAAACCTAAACAAATCTAAGGAGGTTAATATATGACGGTTGTAAACTCACTTACAAAAATCGCTAAGTTGTATAACGTCGAGAATATCGGCGAGAACGATACAACGGACGAGATTTTAGATAAAATCGCGGGCGGTATGGTTTTCGGATCTAGTAACGTTACTGTAGCTGGAGTAACACCGGCTACGACAAAGTATTGGGGTACGGCTGTTAGCGCTATGCAAACTAGCGTAGCTGTAGCTAACGGCGCTATTACGGGTACTTTGCATAAGCTTACTAGCGGACAGCTCGTTACCGACTGGGGCGAGGGTTACTTTATTGCGCTCAAGTTTACAAAGAATAACGCGGCGGCTACATCTATTAAGGTAGGTTTGCGCCCCTCAATGGGTAGCGGCTTAGTAGAGCTCGACGCCGATATGGACGGCGTGTTTAAGATCACCGATAAGGACGCTCAAGTATTTGTAGTACGTTGCACCGACGCGGACGGCAACGCTTACGAGTCTATCTACGATCTTAGCGGGCTGGAGTTAGACGATCAATAATAAACAAGGAGGTATAAAAAAGTGGCTAAGATAGGTTTAAATAATCTGTATTACTCTAAACTTACTGAGGCTTTGGACGGTACGCCTAGTTATGACGGCGGTAAGTCATTTGGTAAGGCTGTTAGCGCTAACGTATCTATCTCGAATAACTCCGCTACACTTTACGCGGACGACGCTTTAGCCGAGAGCGATACAAGCTTTCAAAACGGTACGGTATCGCTTGGGGTTGACGACGATAGGGAGGCGACTTTTGCCGACGTACTCGGGCATACTATAACCGACTCAGGCGAGGTAATCAGGAACGTTAACGACGTAGCGCCCTATGTAGGACTCGGACGTATTATCGTTAAAATGGTTGGTAATGTAAGACTTTATAAAGTAGAGATCCTCTATAAAGTAAAGTTTAGCGAGCCTAGCCAAGAGGATAATACTAAGGGCGAGTCGGTAGAGTTTAGTACACCCACAATCGAGGGACAAGTTTTAACACTTGCTAACGGAAATTGGAGCGACTCAAAAACGTTTGCTACTAAAGCCGAGGCTATCGCTTATATCTTGGGCGTATTTGCTGCAAGCGGAGCTACTTTTAGAGTTAACTACGACGCTAACGGCGGTACGGGTAGTATAGCGGCTGAGTCTGTAGACGTAGGCGAGTCTACTACGCTCGCGCTGGGTACGTCTCTTACCCCGCCAAGTAATAAAGTATTTAGCGGTTGGGCTCTTACAAGCGGGGCTACTGAAAAACAGTATAGCGCCGGTGATACTTTTTATCCTACACGTGATACTACTTTTTACGCTGTATACGTTGCGGAGTCATGAGATCAAATTAACAAGCTGATAAAAGCCGCCTTGCTCTTTTTCGGGGCGGGGCGGCTGATTTTTTAAGGAGGATATAATAATGCGAGAGGTATCAAGTAAAATCGTTTATAGGGATAAAGATTATAAATTAGTCTTTAACCTAAATGTTATGGAAATTATACAAGAGGAGTACCAAACTCTTGAGCGCTGGGGCGAGTTAACCGACGGGCAAAGCGGCGAGGTTAACGTAAAGGCTCTAATTTTTGGTTTAACGGCTATGATTAACGAGGGTATAGAGATCAATAACGAGGACACGGGCGCTAAAGATCCTTTACTTACTCATAAACAAGTCGGGCGTATTTTAACGGAGGTGGGTATACAATCAACCGCCGAGAAAATGAACGAGTTAGTAATAGACTCAACGCAAACGGAGGACGACTTAAAAAACGTGTAATACATGAGGACGACGACGACGACTTAGAGCCGCCGAGCCCTATAAACTTCTCATGGATATATTATATAAGTAGGGCAAAATTAAACTTGAATAATAAAGAGTCGGGACGGCTTACCTATAAGCAATTTAAGGAGCTATACCGAGCTTATCAAGATACTTTTGATATTGAGTTATTGCTAACGCTCTCTCGTAAAACCTACGAGCAATTAAGAGTATTAGCTAATAAGTCGGACGAGTGGCTAACGTAAAAGGAGGGTAAAAAATGGCGGGTTTTGGCGGTGCGGTAAAACTAACCGGCGAAAGTGACTATAGAAAAGCTTTAAAGTCTATAACTCAGGATCTTAAAGAGGTAGACTCGGAGTTAAAAGTAGTCGCGTCTCAGTATGATAAAAACGATAAAAGCCAAGAGGCACTAACCGCTCAAAGCGACGCACTCTCTAAAAAGCTGGAGGCTCAAGCTAAAAAAGTTGGAGTCTTAAAAGATAATTATAAATCTTTAAGCGCTCAAGCCGAGGAGAATAAAACAAAGCATGAGGCATTAAAGAGCGAGTTAGAGGACGCCGTTAAAGAGCTCGAGAAAATCGAAAAAGAGAGCGGTAAAACAAGCGCGGAGTATAAACTACAAGCCGGTTATGTCTCAGGCTTAACGGCTGATTATGAGAAAAGCTCTAAAGCTATCGACGATCAAGAGCAAGCTTTAAGCAAGGCGAGAATAGAGATTAACAAAGCGCAAACGGACTATAATAACACCGATAAGAGCTTAAAAAACTTAACGGACGCCGAGCAAGACAGCGCTAAAGGATCTAAAGAGTTAGGGGACGCGGTTACTACAGCCGGTAACGACGCCGAAAAGAGCGCTAAGGGCGGTTTTACCGTCTTAAAAGGTGCTTTAGCTAATCTTGCCTCCGACGCTCTTAAAGGCGCGGTAGAGGGCATTAAGAACGGGTTAAAAGAAATATCCGAGGCAGCCGTAGGCGCTGTTAAAGATGTAGTCGCTTTGGGCGATAGTATCTCCGACAATAGCGCGAAATTAGGAATTGACGCCGAGAGCTATCAAGAGTGGAGCTATATTTTAGAGCAAAACGGCGCTAATATCGAGGGCATGAAAACAAGCTTTTTAAAGCTTACTAAGGCTATAGAGTCTAACGACTCCGCTTTTGCCGAGCTTGGAATAAGTACGGCGGAGCTTGAGAAAATGGATAAAGCCGAGGTTTTCGAGGCTGTTATTAAGGGGCTGCAAGGTATCGAGGACGAGAATAAAAAGACGATCCTAGCTAACCAGCTACTCGGTAAGGGAGCTGTAGAGCTTGGTAGTGTATTGTCCGATACTACAGATATAGACGCTTTGAAAAACAAAGTGCATGAGTTAGGCGGTGTTATGTCAAACGAGGCGGTAGAAGCCTCCGACAAAATGCAAGACTCTTTAACGGATATGCAAACGGCTTTAACCGGCATAAAGGTTAATTTAGTCTCTCAGTTTTTACCGTCTATTAATCAGGTAGTAAACGGCTTAACGTCTATACTCTCGGGTGGTGATATCGACGCGGGCTTTAAAGAGATCTCGGAGGGTATAAGCTCAACCGCCGACACTATCTTAAATAAAGTCTTGCCTAATTTAATAAACATGATACCCCCGCTCTTAGAGAGCGGCTTACCCGTAATTATTAAGGGCGTTGAGACGGTTTTACAATCTTTAGCCGCTCAATTACCGACGCTTATTAATATACTTTTTGGGGCTGTAGAAATGATTTTAACAGATCTCTCTACATGGTTATCCGAGGAGGGTAACGTAACCGATTTGTTAAACGGTGTTTTAGATCTCGTATTAATGCTTACCGAAAAATTCGCGGAGCTCTTACCGATAATCTTACCGGCTGTATTCCAATTAATAGCCGAGATCTCGACTTTTTTAACCGATCCCGAAAATATATTAAAGCTGGAGGAGTCAATACTATACGTAGTAGGGGCGCTTTGCGTTGCTTTGTTTAAGAGCTTGCCTAATATCCTTAATATTTTTACCGGCTTGTTTTCGAATATCGGCAAGGGTTTTAAAATGTTTGGCGATAACGCGAAAAACTCAATTAATTTGATTACAAGTTGGGTTAAAAATACCGTCGGTAATTGGCTTAATAGTCTCAAAAATACTTTGAGTAACGCTAAAACTAATTTACTTAGCGGGATATCAAATATAAAGACTAAAATAACCGAGTTTGTTACTAATATTTTTAATAAAATTAAGGAATTGCCGTCTAAAGTCTTATCTATCGGCGCTAATATCACTACGGGTATTTGGGACGGTATTAAGTCAAAGCTCGACTATTTAAAAAATAAAATATCTGAGTTTGGATCTAATATTATAGGCAAGATCAAGGATACTTTTAAAATCGCGAGCCCGTCAAAAGTAACTAAAGAGCTCGGCGGTTATCTTGCGGAGGGTTTGGGGCTCGGTTTCGAGTCTGAAATGCAAGCCGTTAATAAAGATATACAAGAGTCTTTACCCGACTTTAGCAATATGGATACTCAAACCGCCGCCGGCAGCGTAGCAACTACGGGAGGCATGGACTACTATACTATGGTTAGAGCTTTTAAAGAGGCTTTAGCCGAGGTAAATATAGAGTTGGACGATCAAAAAGTAGGTAGGTTTGTTAAAAAGACAGTAACCGAGGCTATATATCATTAAGGAGCGCACTTTATGAATATAAGACCGCATATAATTTTAAACGGGGTTAACTCCTCTACTGTAGAGGGGTTAATAATAACCGCTTTACCGCCTATAACTAAGCCTCCGATAAGGACTCTTATAGATGTTATCGACGGTAAAGACGGCGATATAGTAACGCCGCTGGGTTATAGTGCTTACGATAGAGTCGTTAAGATAGGACTAACGTATAATTATAACTTGGATAAGATAATAGACTATTTTAACGGTAATGGTTGGGCTATTTTTAGTAACGAGCCCGATAGATATTATCTATATGGTATTTATAATCAAATTGACTACGAGCGGCTTATAAGATTTAAAACGGCTGAGGTTACTTTACACGTGCAGCCGTATAAATACCCTCTAAACGAGCCGGCTATAGTGGTTGAAAATCTCGGCGCTACTGAGTCAATAAGCGTTTTTAACGCCGGTAATTATCAGGCTAGCCCGATAATAACAATAAGGGCGAGCGGCGAGGTTATTTTAGCGGTTAACGGTTTCGATATTTTATCTATTGAGTTTGGCGATAGTATACAGACCTTAATTATAGACACCGAAAAAATGAACGCTTATTACCCCGACGGATCTTTAGCCAATAGGCTAGTTACCGGCAACTATGATAAAATCATTTTAGAAAAAGGAATAAATACGGTTTATTTTGAGGGGGACTCAATAGCTAGCGTTACTATAGAAAAATATACACGCTGGATATAAATAAAAAAGGAGGCTTATACATGGAAAGTTTTAATTTAAACATCATACCGAGCGGAGTTAGCCCCGTTTGCCACGCGTCGCAATACGATAACGGTAGACAAGTAAGAGCTAATCTTTTTGACGGGCTTACGCCTTACGTATTACAAAGCGGGGATACTGTAGATCTTAATTTAAGAAAACCCGACGACACTATAATAACGGCTAGCGTAACCGCTACGCAAGGTAATAACTACGTAGTTTTGGTTTTTGACGAGCAAGCTACGGCGGTAGTAGGCGAGACTTTTGGAGAGCTCAAAATTATTAACGGTTCGGTTGAGGTAGGGACTCTTAATTTCGTTTTGCTCGTAGAGCGCGACGTAATCGCCGACGGTATAGCCTCCGAGAGTGTTATTAAAGATCTCGACGCTCTAGTAGCGGAGGCGGTAGGCGATAATTATTATAACAAAACTGAAGTTGATAGCCTTTTAGATCAAGTAGACGACGCTTTAGCACTTAAAGCTAACTCCAGCGACGTATATAATAAGACTCAGGTAGACGAGGCTTTAGCAAATAAAGCCGATATTAACGGCTCTTACGACGATATGACAGTAGGCAACGCCGAGCAGCTAGTAAGCTCGGTATTTACCGAGGATAAGACGCCGTACAATTTCCGTACAAGCGGCGGCTCGGCTGATATCGGTAATAGAGAGGTTGATAAAATTGTCGGAGGTACGCTCGCTTTTAATCAGTTAGTTGATAATAGTAAATTTATAGATAAATCAACAAGCGATTATACATTTACAAAAAATAACGACGGTTCTTATACAGTTGTTATACTTAACACGATATCAAGTAATACAACGGTTTATTTAACATCTAATAGCTCTACGGCTTATTTTAAAGTGCCAAAAGATCATGTATATATAATAAGCGATAGTAATACTTTACCAACAAATATTATATATAAAAATGGTATGAACGGCGGTAATATTGGAGTTAATACAATTAAAACTCAAAACCGCACGGACGGTTATATTTTTTTAGGCGTATATTTACCAAGCGGCTTAACAGCTCAAACATTTACTATAAGACCTTATATAATCGACTTAACGCAAATGTTCGGCGCTACTATCGCCGATTATATTTACACGCTTGAGCAAGGGCAAGCGGGCGCGGGCGTTGCTTGGTTTAAAGAGCTATTTCCTAAGCCTTATTACGCTTATAACGCCGGCGAGTTAATGTCCGTTAAAACAAGCTCTCACGTTATGACGGGCTTTAATCAGTTTGACGAGATTACCGAGAGCGGTTATATAAACTCGAGCGGAGAAAATACAACAAACGCAAACTATACAAGAGCAAAGAATTATAATAAATGCTTGCCGAGTACGAGTTATTGTTTTACTAAGCCTGAAAATATTTGGTTTGGTGTTTATTGGTATGATATCAATAAAAATTTTATTGAGGTGTCCGCTTTTTCAACCGCTGCAAGCAAAGTATACGAGTCTCCGGCAAACGCTTATTATTTCCGAGTATGTATACAGATAACATCTTATAGTAATAATGTTTGTGTTAATATCTCTTGGGACGGCGAGCGCGACGGCGAGTACGAGCCTTACGTTAAAAATACTTATCCGCTCGACTCCGATTTAGAGTTAAAAGGTATCCCTAAACTCGACGCTAATAATAAGCTTTATTACGACGGCGATACTTACGAGAGTAGCGGCGCGGTTACTCGCCGTTATGCTATTGTAGATCTTGGTACGGTAGAATGGACTAATAGCTCAAGCGGCGACGAGTATACTTTTAATAATACAGCTACCGAGGGTACGAGGCTCGGAAAAGCCGACGGGCTTTATAATCTCCTTTGTGCGTCGCGTTATAGTATGTATTACGGCTCGGTTGCGAGTATGCCCGACTTAACTATAAGAGGACAAGCCGGCGGTAATACTATTTATGTAAGAAATACAAGCTGCACAACGCCGGCTCAAATTAAAACGGCTTTAAGCGGTGTATATATTGTTTACGAGTTAGCGACTCCAACAACCGAGGAGGCGGACGCTTACCAAAACCCGCAAATAGTTGACGACTTCGGAACTGAGGAGTATACAGACTCAAGAGCGGTTAGCATACCCGTCGGACATGATACACAGTATCAAGTTAACTTACGGGCTAAACTTGAAATGGCGCCCGAGTCTCCAGCCGGTAACGGTGATTATATTGTTAGACAATCTAACGGTACTAATAGCTATGTCCCGCTTGTTATCCCTCAAGAGTTACCCGACGCGCCGACTACCGACGGATCTTATAAGTTAGTAGTAACCGTCTCGGGCGGTGTAGCTACTTATACTTGGGAGTCTAATTAAAATGGATACTATAATAACATTTACTCCAGCGCAATTAATAGCCCTAATATTAGCGGTTTGCGGTGCTATTGTTACTATCTCGGCTGCGTTTGGTGTTGTAACTAAGATGTTAGAAAAGGCTAAAGAGCCTGAGAAAACACAAAACGCACGCTTAGAGCTTATCGAACTCAAGTTAGAAAACCATGATAAAATATTAGAAAAATATCAAGAGTTTTTCACTAACGACGATAACCGCTTTAAGAGTATAGAGAGATCTAACAAGATCACTCAAGGCGCTTTATTGGCACTCTTAAAGCACGCTCTAAACGGTAACGACGTAAACTCTTTAAAGGACGCGGAAAAGGCTTTAGAGGACTACTTAATAGACAAATAAGAGGTTTATATGCTCAAGGTATTTAGCCCGATTGATAAAGTATTTACTACAAACGGCGACGCGGTTATTCAAGCTCTAAGGGCTGTTATCCGTAAAGTAGATAACGGCGATTTTTACTTAGAGCTTGAGACGGGCTTAGAGTATCTTGAGTATATTAAGCCTAATAATATTATCGTAGCTAATACGCCTCAAGGCGAGCAAGCTTTTAGAGTCCGTATAGTTGACAGCTCAAGGACTAAAGTAAAAGCTAAGGCTTTACACGTTTACTACGACTCGGATAATTATTTAATAGCCGATAGCTACGTAGTAGATAAGAATTGTAACGACGCTTTAGACCACTTAAACAACGCGACGGACACGCCGAGCCCGTTTACAACGCTCTCGGATATTACAACTATTAACTCTTTTCGCTGCGTTAGGCAATCTCTTAACGAGGCGGTTACTACCGTCTTAGAGCGTTGGGGCGGGCATTTAGTAAGAGATAACTATAACCTACAAATAAAAGAAAATATCGGCGCGGATAACGGCGTAACTATCCAATATAAGAAAAATCTTAAAGAGATATCTGTAACTTACGATTGGAGCGGAGTCTGTACTAAGCTCTTGCCGGTAGGTAAAGACGGCTTTACTTTAGATAGTCTTTACGTATATAGCGAGATCCAATACGATCAAGTTTATACTAAAACCGTCTCTTTTTCTCAGGATATAGAGAGAGAAAATTACAGCGACGACGAGCACTATTATACAGCCCTTAGAGACGATCTAACCGCGCAAGCTGAGAACTACTTAAAAGTCTCTCAGTATCCAGCCGTTAATTACACTCTTAACGCTAATATGGATAAAATAACCGATATTGGCGATATTGTAGTAGTTTTTGACGAGCGCTTAGGGGTAACGCTTACGGCTGCGGTTTTAGCTTACGAGTACGATTGTATTTTAGATCAATATACCCGCATAGAGTTTGGTACTATCTCGGCTAATCTTGCTAACTTGCTTAACGGTGTTACTAAAGAGATTAACGAGGCGGTTACTATAAGCTCTCAGGCTCAAAGCGTGCAATTATCGGAGGCTTTAGCGGAGTCGGAGGCTAAAATATTTGGTGTACTCGGTAACTCTTACGTAATCTATAACGGCGACTCTATTTTAGTAGTTGACAGCTTACCGGCTAACACCGCGCATAACGTTATTCGTATTAACTCGGCTGGTATAGGCTTTAGTAATACGGGCATATCGGGGCATTTTACAACCGCATGGACTATAGACGGTACTTTTAACGCTCAAGCTATTAACGTTATTAACTTTACTGCGGATCTTATTAAGGGCGGTACTTTAAAGCTCGGATCTAATCTTAACGAGTCGGGCAAGCTGGAGGTATACGACGAGGCTAATAATTTAATCGCTACTCTTAATAAAGACGGCTTAAAAATGTTTGCTTTGGACGGTTCTTATATCGTAGTTAATACTATTGTAGGCTTTTGCGGATACGATAAAGACGATAATAAGACTTTTTATATTAACGAGGATCAATTTGTTATGAAAAAGTCAATCGTAGAGCAAGAGATAACGCTTTGTAATAAAATGCGTTTTATACCGATAGAAATAAGAGACACTAGTAACAACCTAGTTAACGACGGGATAGGCTTAGTAAGTGTTTACATTGAATAAAAGGAGGTTATAACGTGGCTACTAGTCCTGATTTTAATACTAGCAATCAATATATAAAATATCGTATCGTAGTTACTGAGAGCGCTACGAGTATCCCTAATAATACAAGCTCGGTAAACGTTAAAGTGCAAGCTTGGCGTACTAATACCGGCTATACTACTTACGGCTCGGGGACTTGTTATTGCAATATTAACGGGACGGACTACAGCCAATCTATAAGCTCAAGCCAAACGATAAGCTATAACTCTTATACCGAGCTATTTAGTCAAGACGTTACAATACCGCATGACGCGGACGGTAAAAAGACTATATACGTATCGGCTTATATTTCTCACGCCCGTTTTAATTCCAGCTCTCAAGGCTTTAACGTGGTTTTATCCGATATACCGAGGCAAGCTAATATTTTATCGGCGTCTAATTTTAACGATACGGATAACCCGACGATTACTTACTCTAACCCCGCCGGCAATATAGTAACGAGCTTGCAAGCTTGTATAAGCGTAGATAACTCTACGGCTGCGGTATCTTATCGGGATATATCTAAGACGGGATCTAGTTATACTTTTAGTCTTACTCAGGCTGAGAGAGAGTATCTTTTAGCGTTAACGCCTAATAGTAATACTCTAACGGTTTACTTTATTATTAAGACGGTTATAAGCGGCGTTACTTATTACTCCAGCTTATCGCGTACTATGACGGTAGTAAGTGCAGCGCCGATAATACATAACTATACATATCGGGACAGCTCACCGGCTACGGTTAATATAACCGGCGATAATCAAAAGATAATACAAAAAAATTCTTACTTAGTAGTTGATATCGGCAGCGTTACCGCTCTCAAGAGTGCTACTTTATCTACTCTTAGTATTAGGGTAAACGAGAATATAGTTAATGTATCATTGTCGGGCGATTACGCCTCTAATTTAAGCGTTAATATAGGTTTTGTAGACTCCTCTACTAACGTAGTAGGTTATATATCTTTAACAGATAGCCGAGGCAATACAACCGTAGTTACTCTTAATATAACTATGTTAGAGTGGAGCTTACCGACGGGGGTAGTATCACTAAGCCGAAAAAATAATTATTATGATGATACTTATATAACAGTAGTAGCGGACTACTCCAGCTTAGACGGTCAAAACGTAGTTGGTATAAAATACCAATATAAAGAGGCGGGCGCGGGCTCTTATTCAAGTCTTATAAGCATACAAGACGGCGTAACCGATACTATAACACTTGATAATACTAAAGCTTACGACTTTAGAGTAGTAGTCTCGGATCTTTTAGGATCTACGACTATTATTAAGTCTTTGCCTACGGGTATCCCTATTTTTTTCGTAGATAGGCTTTTACGTAGCGTTGGTATAGGCACTTTACCCGACGAGACTAATATGCTAGCGGTTGATAGGCGCTTACAATTAAAAAACGTTAATCATGAAAAAGTATTA